CGGAGAAAAGGAACTACCCCCATGATTTTATTTTCGACAGTTACGAATACGCTAGACTTGGACGTATCGAGCTATACAAAGAAGGGTATAGTAACCTGTACATTGATGAACTGTCCGACACGGTAAAAGACTTGGCGAAACATTGAAAGGAGAAGATAAAATCAACTCCACACACTACACCAGTGGGAGTATAGAATGTATTGACGCAATCCGCGCGGCTCTTACGACTGAGGAGTTTCGCGGATTCTGTAAAGGCAACGTGCTGAAGTATACTTGGCGCGAACGTCTGAAAGTCGGTGACGAATCGCTGAAGAAAGCTGAGTGGTATCTTAAGAGGTTGACTGATGATTCAGATTAGAATACTCCATGTGTATGCGCATCTGATGTTCCGCGCACTTATCAAAGGTGTAACTACAGAGTTTGAGCGTCTAGGCTTAAATGTAGATGTGCTCTACAGTAATAAGGTGATGTGGGATATCTTGTGTGTGCATCTTTGTTTCTACGAACTTGATTTAATTGGATAAAATAAAGGCGCAATCAATTAAGACTGCGCCTTTTGTATGTCTATTTGTAGTGTGAAATTTAAACGAAGAATAGCTGAAAACTATATGTATGATATTTACCTGAAGTCTCTAGGATGGTCTACAAGACACGATAGGGTTAGACCTTACGAATATACAGCCAACTAGCTAAGACAGCCTGACAGCCGTCCTAGCTAGCGCTGATCGAGTTTATAGCTTACTGATCGATACGGTTAAAGATAACTCCGATCGACCTTTTCGCTTTATTTTCGTATTCAGTTAACTTTCATGTTTTACGAGTAAGTTGCGACACCTCTGACTTTAATAAGTCGACTTGTCGCGACAACTCTAACATAATGCCATAACTCTCATGACTTTGTAAGGTAAGGTTTTCCATAACATCAGACACTTTTTTCATAACTTCAGTCTTCTGAGACACCACTTCACGAAGAAGTGCTATCTCTTGTACTAGAATGTTCATCAACTGAAAAGATTCAGATGCTGTTGAAGACTGACCTGCTGCCATTGTCGAGTTCATTAGAGTCATTGCATTCAGCATCGACTCTAAAGCGGTATAGAGAGTAGCGTAAGCGCCATCGTCTTTACGTCTCTCAGACTCTACATTTTTTATTTTCTCTGCTGCAAATGCGTTCAACAGTCTTGGTAAACCGAGTGCACCAATACCACCAATTAGCAGAGATATCAGCACCTCAAATGTGACACCTGTAGATTTAGGTGTGCTGTTGACGTAAATCGTCTCTGACTGTGGTTGGGGTGTTGGTGATTGCGCGATATAATACTTCACTTTGTTTTCCTTGCACGATTTACGGAGGCAGGTTCAAACCCGCTAATAAGACCGCCCTTATGCGATGCGTCGAGACCATCACCATTTCCATAAGTACCCTTCTTCCGATTGTATGCATTAAGCTCGGCTCGGTATTTTTTCTTGGCTTTGGTCTTCTGATACTTCTTATCATAGGTATAGTCCCTGCCTGTGGATTTGTTATGGACTCGTTTCTTTTCCTTTGCCATAGCGCGGTATACTCCACTCCTGTCTAAATTTTAAAAGCTGCTGCGCCTGATTTGAGATAGCAGCGTCTATAGGAGACACCCCCTTCTGCTGGAGTTGGTTGAGGTACATCTCCTTTTTCTTAATCTCTGCATCAGTCAGTGTGCCTCGTTCTCGCAACCATAGGTAGATGCGGTCTTCGTCAATTTGCAGTTGAGTGCGCGTGACGAGAAGCTTCTCCATTGCTTGCACCCTCTCTTGGTACGACTTAGTATTTTTTATACTCCCACTGCGCTGGTCTGACAGCAGAGATTCTTTCTCGCGGTCTAGTTGTTTTGTCACCAAATCGAGAGAGCGTGACACGTCATTGTAGGAAATCTTGTTCTGTTTCGCCATGTCAACAACGCGCAAGTTGCCGCCAATTGTACCGAGGATACGATACGCCCAGTTGCTGTCAATCTCTTTGCTTCGCAACACCCTTCCTGTCGCATCTGGAACTGCACCACCTAAGCCAGCGCGACCTTGCTGGATTATAGTACCATTGTTGTCAGTGATTTGGGGAGTACCACTTAATGCTTCTATGTCGAGGCGGTCGAGCGCTCCAGCATAAGGTATAGCATTATTGATGACAGAGAACAACTCAGGCGGTACAGAGAAGCCGAGTAATGGCAGACCTTTACCATCAACGCGCCGAAGTGCATTACCAGTACGGAGGTTGGTATTGCTTGTGAGTTCATAGATAATTTTGGCAGGTGCATAAGTAGACTGCATAGCACGAACGAGTGACGGACTACGGAAGTCGCCTTGCATCTTGGCGCGACGGTCTGCAGTTGTTTCGTTAGCGCCAGCAGTTTCGCGCAAGAACTCAAATGTGGCGGTAGTAGGGTTGTATGACGAATCGTTCCAGAAAACTAGTTTACCGTCATCTTTACCGCGTCCAATATAATAAGGCATACCCTTAAGGATATCGGGTGATATACCAGCTTCTGTGATAGAACCATCTTCTTTCAGTGGCTCGGCGGTAAGCTGGCGCAACTTTTCAGAGGCAGCGTACCTCCAAGGGCGGCGCACTACATCGCGCAATACACGCGGCAACATACCAGCTTGCCAAGAGAAGTACATGATGGCGTATTTGTCGATACTGTACGTCAACGAGCCAACGTCGCGCATATCAGGGAAGTAGGCGCGCAGATGTGCATTAATCGCTGAAGTGTTGTCAAAGGATTTTACCGACTGCGAGAACATGTAAGTCGCACCTTTGTCGAGAATACTCCCTCCATCAATGCGCTTTGCGGTACTGCGGATAGTGGTGTACTTGGCGGTAAAATCTACCATGTTCGCAGTATAGAATACTGGTGCAGATAAGTCATTGATTACACCGCTTGACTTTTGCAGAAAGTAATCTACACCACCTAATACACGCTCCATGCTGTTGAGAGCCTTACCGCCTGTTAGTTCTCCTGTCCCAAACATATACTGCATAAGATGCCAGACAGAGGCACTACTGTTCGAGAGTATATTACGTGCTGCGTCTTTGGCAACAAAGGCGGACGGACGACCTCGCTCACCGAAGATTGACGTTGTAGCCGTACCATGATTATCATACGTCCACATAAATAGTTCGCGCTCAGTCAATTCCTTACCGTCTATAGAATAACGCTTGATGGTGTTATCAATATGGTCTAAACCTTCACCACGCACGACACGCCAAACATCATTGGCAGATGGTGTCCATAGGAGTATGTTTGCGCCAGCCGCATGCATTTGTAAGTAGTTGCCGCGCACTTGGTTAGCAAGATAGACAGGCGCATTAGCTACGAGATTACCTTGTTTGAGTTTTGCAAACAGGTTATTGAACCAACCAATTGCACCTCCCATTTGTCCTAGGAGTGCAGGAGATTTTGTAATGTCGAGAATTGCTGTAACTTGGTCGGCAACAACTGGATGCATGACGACTTTAGCAAGTGATTCTTGCATATCGGCGGTGATACCAAGACGCGAAGTCCACTCAAGCATCTTATCTTCCATCTTCACAAAGTTGGCAAATTGGCGCTGAGACGCAGGAAGAAGCTTGTCAGTCTCGTACAATGATTGGGGTATACTCCACCCAAGTCTTACACCATCCTCATCTAATATACGTGTGAGCATCATAGATATGTTGGCTTGGTCACCAATAGCGCGCGCGTACTTCTGCATGTTTGCAACAGGGTCAAGGCTGAACATGTCAGCCGCGTTACTGAAAGGTAGGCGGTATTGAGCCATCAAGTAGTCGTATACATCACGCGTAGACATTGGCAACTTCTGAAAGAAACCAAGGTCAACAAGGGTGTCTATTTGGGAGGGTGTAAGATTCTTTTCAATGAACAGCTTCATCTGTAGAGGGTCATCGATTAACTTCATCAAGTCATCTTGAGACACCTTCAGAATATCTGTTGCCAGTTCTAAATCTTGCGGTACGAGAAAGTCATATTTGCGCGCGATATCAAACTTGAACTTTGCATCTTTACCTACAGGAAGTATATTACCAGACTTGGCTTCAGCGTCCACGATACGTCGGCGCCATATGTTACCATCAAGTGAGAAGACGCGCGTCATGTAACCTAGAAATGGTTCGAGAGTATCAATATTAACGCCGAACGCCTTACCCATCTTACGGACGTCGTCTGCAATTTTAGAAATGTGTACAGAGCGGTTGACAAATTCATCAATTTGTGTGATAGTGAACCCCGCTTTGAACATACCGCGCTGATACTCATCGTAACGCTGTAGTTGTACTTTACGCACAACAGAGTTATTAGGGTCGAACCAGTTAAGGAACTCAGGTATCTGACCTTTCTCAATGGTCTCTGTCATTAGAATCTGACGCTGCTTCGGAGATATCCCCAATGAGTCAGCCGCCTTAGCGAAGTCGCGCCTGAAGTCTATCAGCGTTTTAACAGAGATTATGTCTGAGATAGAATTAACAGCATTTTCTGCAAGATAACCAGAGCGCTGTAAACCAAGACGAACATCGGCGGCTACTCTCATACCAGCTATACCGTCTAGGGTATACCCTAATTTAGACACCATCCAATCCAGCACTCCTCGACCTTTACGTGGGTCTAAGTCTACGGCTTCGCCAAGTTTGACAAAGAACTCGTCACGCGCCGTTTTAACTTCAAACTGGTCTGCTTGGTTTTTCTTGCGTATGTTTTCGTATCTATTAGACACATCTACGAGCGCATCGTAATTTTGTTTGCTACCATTGTACTGCTTTAAAGCTTGGTCAAGTTCTTTAGAGAGTGTTTTGTCGGCTTTGGCGACTTCTGCAATGAGCTTCTTTTCTGCGCGGCTGATTCGATTGTTAGCTTTACGTGTTACATCTTGCTGAACGTTAAAGGAACGTAATTGACCTTCGCGCGTAGACCACAACTTCTCAATCTCTTTGGTGACACCTTTTGCCTCTGCTTCAAGACCTTTTTCCAACTGATTCAGTACACCGTCTAACTGTTTAAGCATAACTGGCTCAGTAGTGTACTTGGCAGCATTAAAAGCTTTCTCATAGGCTTTAATTAATTTAGGGTCAACATCAGAATTGGCTTTAAAGAAAGCCTCATCGAGCTTCGCTATACCCTCCTCTATCCGCGCTTCTGCTGCAATAGATTCGTCACGCGCTTTGACTTCGGCTTTGTAGACGTTGTGCTTATCTTTTACTCCTTGAGTGGAGGTGCTGATATCGTTGAGGCGCTTCTGCAAAGAGTTGACTTTATTTTCAGCAGTCTGTACTTTATTTTGTGCAGTTTGAAGGCTCTTTGTAACGGCAGCGTCATCTAAATTGTTCACATAATCGAATTGCGCCTTACGTTCTGCAATGACGTTACGCATCCGTGTGGACACTTCAAGTCGTTCGTCTTTAGTAAGTGGTGCTTTCTCACGACCGACTGGTAACGGACAAGGTTTAATCAACATAATCTATAAAGTTCTCCACATAAGATGCAAAAACAGTTAATTTTAAATCGCAGCCAGTCTTAAATGTTTTCAGATACGTCATCCTTTTGCGCATCCAATGAAAAGCATTTTCCTCATTGTTAAGGAACTCTTCAACTAAATCTGTAAACCAAAGACTTGCGACTTTAGCTAGATGGGTGTGGACTTCACCTTTTAAGAGTATTAGATTTTCTAAGAACTCTCTTCCATCAGCAGAATTGTGTACTATAACTCCGTCCTCATTCGCCAACGGTTTACACCAACAATCATTAAATGTATGTTCTCTAAAATCACTCTCTGGCATTATATGGTATGGAGATTCTTCTAGCATGGTGTGTCAAATGGTACTTCTGGTGGTAAATGATCATCAATCACGTTAGAACGTGCGATACGCTCAAACCCTAACCTTTCTAACGTCTTAGCATCTATCTCTGACATGATACGCGCTTTCTGTTGAGGTGTCGCAACATCCCAAATCTGTTGTAGCATTTTACTACTCCAGTTACGTTCAGCAACAGAAGCAGCAGATAGTTCGCGCGACTTAAGTAGTGACTCCAGAGAAGCGTCAGATACTGCACCAGTCACAGAGATTTCGTCTGAAATAGGGTGCACCTTCATCGAAGAAGACTCGCGCGCTGACAGACCTTGTTCACGTAATGCAGCAACACGTAACGACTCTATTGGTGTCTGTGAGTCGTTGACGATGTGATACCCAGATGTAACACCCTCATCAATTGTAGAGGCGCGCACGTGTGAAAGAGTAGGGAGTGTAGGTGGTATGACCTTAGTCTCGACGCGCTCAAAACCAAGCTTATTCAATCTGTCAGGCTTTATAATTTTGAGTATTTCTTGTCTCTGCTCATCTGTAGCTTTACGCCATAAACCATCCAACAAACTCTTCGCGATATCTCCGCGCTCACCAAGAGTATTCACCCTGTTGAGTGAGTCCGCAACATTTGCGACATCGTCTGCTTTCAGCTTACCAGCACGACCTTTAACAACCTTCACTAGAGTGGGTATATCAAGTGCGTCAATGCCAAGGTCATCAACAGCGTTGGGTACATCTTTTAGTTTGGTGTTGAAGTCACCTTTCTGTGACCAATTTCGTACCTCACTTAAAGATTGCACACTCCCGTCTCTTGCATCATTTACAAAGTCTGACAATGACGTAAAAGGCGCTTCTGACACCACCACTGGTTTAGATATTGAAACGGGAGTGCTGGTAAACTCTGTACTTATAACTTTAGAAGGCTCAAGCGCAACAGCAGCAGAACGTTTAGGTACCTCTATTTTTGGCAGTTGTGACGTAATAGAATAATCTAGCTTTGGAACTTCTATAGGTTGCGCCACTATCTTTGGCACCACCATAGGGGTATCTCTTACAAGCTCTAACTTATCAGCAACTATAGCAGCTATATCATCTACTTTAGCACCTTGCAGTACAGCAATATTTGGTGTTAGGTCACCCGTCTTTGCAAACTCTACAACTTCGCGCAATACAGGATTTTGCACCACTGTTAATGAGTGCGCGTCTGGTATCTGCTCAAAAGGTTTCTGTTCGACGACATCACGCATAAAACGCTGCACAACTGTTAGCTCTTTGCTGTCGTTGAACAGCGCTGTCACATTATTATACATATTAACTTCTGGAGCAGAGACAACTGTACGTGACTCAGGAAGTGCTATATATGGTTGTTTTGCTTCAGGGAAGACCCTCTCTGTAGGTTTATACACAGCCAACTCATTAGTACGTGCAACTTCGCGCTCGATAACTATTTGTTGAGGAGCTTCAGTGACACCCACTCTTGGTGGAGTATTAGGAGTAGGAACGCGGTCTGGTTGAGGACGTATAGTAGGAGTATCTCCAACAGTTGTCACTAAACGTGGAGATTGTCTGTATTTCTCAGTAACTACTGGAATAATCTCGCGTGATATTGAAGACGCAGCAGCCACAGGAACGTCAGGTAGTTTCGGTTTTTGAAACAAACCAAGCGGTCTAAACAACGTTGACGCTAGCTTATCATTGTTAAGAGGGTCAGCTATTAAATCTAATCCAAAACCAAGCCCAACCTGCCAAATGTTTTTGTCATCACGTACTACAGCTAAAGGATTAAAAGAATTTCCAGCTTCGTCAACTTGAGCCATAGAGCTAAACTGCTCACCGAGCACAGCCGCACCAGTGAAGGTACCTCCTCTTGTTGGGCGCATTGCTTCATAATCTTTTGCTATTTGCTCAAGATTGGGTAGTGGTATAAACGACCCATTAACATTTGTCAGCTTTGTACCAGACGCCACAGCAGCGACTAACTGCGTTGCATCTAGTCCTATACCCTTAACAAGATTGGCGGGAAATGACAGTGCAGCAAACAGAGTCTCTAACTCGCTGCGATTTTCACTTCCAGCAAACGGTAAGAAGGAGGTGTTAAAGTTACGTCGTGCAGAAAGATACCCACCACGTTCAGACATTTTACGTCTAATCTGGTCGGCGCTCAGTCCAGTAAACGAACCTGACGTGTTACTTGTTACGCCTTGCGTCTGCCCATATTCGTCTGTGTAACCAGTCGAGGGTGTGATAGGAGTGCCAAAAGAAGTAGCTTCGTCACCTTTTGCGCGGACATCGCGGATGTACGCAATATACTCTTCCTTAGAGATTCCAGCAGCGACAGCAGCACGCGCGTCAGGGTCTGAGAACGGGTTAGCCAAACCGTTTGCAAGTACAGGTGGTTCAAACGCTAATCGTTCTTGTGCGTTCTCAGGTTTGTTTCCAGCAAAAGGGTTTGCTTGAGACGATAGTGAAGGGTCTATCTGTACTGGTGTGCTAGAGTTAAGTAAATTTTTCTGTACGTCGTTTGGCTTTGGTGTACCAGTTGCAGCCAAAGTCTTTTGTATATCAGAAGCAGACTGTGCTGACATGCGCGAGATAGTATCACCGTATGAAAGCGCGTCAACTTGTGGAACTTCTGGAATAGGAGAACCAGTGGAGGGTATAGGCTGTACTGGTGCAGACGGTTGTGGCGCTTGCAGGGGTTGCGGCACAGCTTCAGGAAGTGAAACTGGTTTTACACCACTTAAAGGGTCTGGCGCTGGAGCAGTCTGCATTACAGGTCTGATGTCTATCTTAAGAGGCGGAACCTCGTTAATCGACTGCTCGATTTCTTTTATGATATTTGACATAATTTAAGGTGCTTGATGTGGTAGTAGTCCTGAACCTGAACGGATAAGTGCCTGACACATTGCGCACGAACCGCGATATTGAGTATGCACTGGCGTAACTTGTGGCTCATAGGAAGTCGCATAAAATCTACCAGCGTGTTCACCAAGTCTCTTAACGTATTGAGAAAACTTTATATCTCCATCACTTAGATTACGCACACTCTCAGGGTCGCGCTTGAGTTTCTCTAAATTACCTATACCTCCCCATACTGCCATTACTAGGTCTTCGGGTTTGCTTACGAGTCTACCATTGTCAGTATGTTGTCTTAGGTACTTCTCTACATAAACCATCTGCTCAGTGCGACTCATTCGCGCAAGCGCTTCTGTCGATGTCCCTAAACCAGCAGCAGTCTCAGGCATGAACTGGATAAGACCTCTAGCACCTCCATAATCACCAGTGTTAGTTATACTGGTGCTGAATGTACCTCCAGTCTCAAACGCCATCAAATCAGCCAACCACTGAGTAGGTATTTTTAAACTCTGAGCTACGCGGTGCAATTCCTGTCTAAATGGTTTATCTTGCGCTATAGTTTGGTATCCGTAATTCTTGTCAGGTGATGAGGAGTACGCATTTTTGTCAGCAGGTAGCGGCATATTCTTAATAGGGTTGCGCGCAGTATAGGAGGGAGTACCTACCGTACCATCATCACGCACAATCTGGTTATTTTGAATGTAAGCACCACTTAATGGAACTGCGTTAGGTGGTATTCCATTAGGAGTGTTAGCGCCACGTCGAGCATTAAGACCGCGGTTTGCGTTATTGAGATTTTTTATACTCCAAGCAATTGGGTCTTCAGTCTTTTCATACCCTCCATAAAGGTCACTTCTAACTTCAAAGTGTAGGTGCGCACCTGTGCTAGCACCAGTATTTCCTGTCAAACCTATGACTTGCCCAGGAAGTACCTGTTGACCTTCTTTAACACTCATACTGTTAAGGTGCGCATAACGTAGAATCTTACCGTCAGGAGTGCGTATGTCTATAAAATTCCCGTACCCATTATCTGACATCGCAGACGCGATTACACCACCTATAGGAGCTATTAAGGGAGTGTTTGCAGCTACAGCAATGTCAATTCCAGCGTGTGGTTTACCACCTCTGTCTGGAGTCCTATCAGATGAGAACGTGACATCTGTACCTGATTTAAAAGGTAGTGGGAGCTTAACATCCCCAACCTGCAATTCAGCAAGTTGGGGCATATTAAAATTTTGATTAGTTCCTCTATTGATAGATGCGTTAGCGGCTTCTCTGTTAGAACGTAAATTTTGTAAAGTTGTAGTATAGGCACTCTCAAGAACTTGACGTTTTTGAGGGTCACGCATCAACTCTTCTACTTTAGTCCAAGGATTAGATGTATCACGTAAAAGTTGGTCTACTTGCTTAACACGCGCTTGTGTTGCTTCTAACACAACTTTGTTATACTTCTCAACATCTTGCTGTGCTTTCTGAACTTCCGCAGGTACTCCTCCTTGTAACGCTTTCTGCATGTTTTGGACTGCTTGTTGAAGGTCAGCGACAACACTTATATTAAGAGATACATTAGGCATTTGAAATGCTTGCTGTATCCAACCAAGCCTTTCCTTTGCATCACCTTTGCCAATACCAGCGATGACTGTTGCAAGTGAACCAGCTTCTTTAGCAAGCTCTTGTTTCTTGCCTTGGTCTACAAGGTAGCTTTTACCAGCGTTGCTGATAGCCTCTAAAGCGGGAACACCCTCAAATTGTTTGTCTAACTGAGCGCGTTCAACGCCAGAAGAGTTTAAGTAACGTGCAGTTAATGCATCAGCCATACCAGACTGTAGTTGAAATGCTTTGTCAGACTGTAACTCATTACGTCTAACTGCTTGTTGCATTTCTTGATTTTGTTTGAAATCATCTACTTGACGCTGATGAACTTTAGCCAAGTCAAGAATAGGCTCGTACGCCGACCGTACAGGAGGAGAAAGAGTAGCAAGCCGCGCCATATTGAGCGAAGCGATTTGTTCAGGAGGCATACCCCTCGTCTGTTCAATAAACGCATTTGTGTCATTTATTTCACGGAGGGTGCTCATTAATTTTGCACCAACCTCACTACCTTGTGCAGAAGACTTACCAAGCACAGTTAGAAACGCGTTAGTTGCGTACAACTTCTCACTGTTGGAGAGTTTGCTATTAACAAGTGAGTCTGTAAACACCTTCGTAATATTGTCTACTTTTATCTGACGCTCTTTAATGTCTGGTACTAGTTGTAAGTCTGCTAACTGAGTATCTAAGTTAAGCACTTGAGTTTTGACAAAGACTTCAGTTTGTGAGTCTTTAACTTTATCAGCTTCTTTGCGTAAAGCTGTAACAGATGTTTCAAAGCTCTGTTGCACAGGGGAGTATAAACGAAGTAACTGTGTCTGCAACTGCTGTGCGTCTACGCTACCAGAGTAACGCTTCGCGAGAGCTTCAACTTGCGATTGATAACCTATACCACCTTGGTCAGTTTTGTTAATGATATCTGGCGCGTTAGCTGCGAGTTTGTTAGACTCTAAAATGAACTCTTTTTCAGCAGCAGCCGCTTCTGCTTTCTTCTGTGCTTCAGCATAACCTAACCCAACTTTAGCAAGTTCAGTGATACCACCAATGATACCACCACTGGTTTGCTGTTGTACAACTACTTTACGTCCGACCGCTTCAGCATCTGCATTAGCGGCGGTACTGTTAATTCTTTGTGATTCGGCAACAGACTGACGAATACTGTTGAAAGAATCATTGGCGATATTAGGCACATCAAGCAACTTTGCATCTTGAATCTGTGTGTTGATAGGCTGGACTTGAAAATCACTCCCTATATACTTCATCCGAAATACCCTCCGTTTTGTGTATATTTATAACTAGGGTCGTACCGTGAGTCAGAAACTCTAAGTCCCACAGGCGCTGCGGGTTGAGTTGTAGCAGAAGATTGATTAGCGTTAAGAGTGTTGAAAATACTAGCACCAGCACCGACAATACTGCCAAGACTATCGAAAATAGAATAGCTTCTATTACTTCGAGACACATCGGCGTTCTTGGCACTGGTAGCGCTTCTAATGTTTCCTTGTTGTGCATTAGCTAAGTTCTCATTTCCTACGAGTTTGCGGTAAGACGATAGTTGGTCTATCTGTGAGTTAATACCCTGCATCTCTTGGGTGGTGCCAAAAAGAGAATCATTAGATGTGAAAGCATTACGCTGCATTGCATCACTAGCATTTAGTGAATTTTGCTGTGCAGATTGTTGATATGCTGCATTAGTATCACCAGTTTGTTTTGTCAGGTTGCCAAATCCTTCTAGTAAAGCAGCATACTGTTGCGCATAATCAAGCTGAACTGCTTGGTCACCTTCTGCACTCCTGAGGGTGTCGTATTGTTTAAGCACTTGCGCCGTCTCATCGTTACGGTACATATCAGCCATCATTGGGTTTAGTGCCGCCATTATAGCAGCGCGTTGAGTTACTACACTACCAGCCAACTTATCATACGGCACACCCTGAATATCTATACCCCTAGCTTGTGCGGCTTGAGATAGAGAGTTTTGCTGAGAGTTGGTGCGGTCTACTTCACCTTTTGTTGCTGCCGTGTTGATGGCACTTTGAGCGCTGCTTATTTGTGTATTCTGAATAGCGCGTTGAGTGTGTGCGTCCATGCGTTGTATCTCAGCAGCAGACAGACTGGCGGCTAGTTGTGCCAATCGTTGCTGTGAGCCGAGTTCGAAATCCATAAAATTAGACTGTCGCTGTGCTTCCACATCCATCAATCTAATTCTTTCTTCGCGGTTGTTCGCTTCAATCTGCATTGAATTAGCGGCGTTTTGTGCAGAAGCGGCGTTAGCAGATTGGATAGCACCACCTACGGCGGATACTACCCCAATTATGGGTGCAATCATTCCCATACTTTAAGTACTCCCTGATAAGTATCTCTTACCTTTAAGCTTAGTCTCTATGTCAGCTTGTGTAAGTTTAAACGCGCCGTCGCTGTTGTTCCAAACGCTGAACTGATAAGCGTATCCAATACCTTGCAGGAGTTCTTTGAACACCCAATACCCATCCTCGTCATCTTCAATGTGGTCAAATAGGCGTTCAGACGATAGTGAATTGCCACTGTGTTGTAAATATAAGGTGACGTTAGCATCCATCTCTGACACAAACTTACCAACCAAATTGGCGTAATCTTGTGTCAATAGATTTACATCTGATGCAACATACCTTGTTCTGTCAGGTCTGTCTATAACAATGTAAACATGCTTAACACCCTTAATCCGTTGAAGGTATCCAACTTTCTGGTCTGCGTCTTCTGTACTGAGCGGAGATATATACCAACTAGGGTACGCATAACCAAATACAGAAATTGTGTTTGCGGAAGTAATTAGCGTCATGGTACAGCCACCACAATTATGGTTGGTTTTAAAGGTACGGAATTAGCGTTGTACACAGTAGTTAGATGTGCTTCATTTTGCGCATTGAAGTTGATGGTTACTGTAACCACACCTTTATATAACCCGTTTGGTTGTAGTATACCTAGAGTAGTCCTGTCTGCTGGATTGCCATTAGTCAAGCTGTAAGTGAAGGGTATAACACCATCATTTATGAACCTAACAAATGCTCTATTAAATTCAATAGGGCTACTTGTACTCCACAGTTCTATATTTAAAGACCAAGACGTAAATGGTTTTCCTGTTGTGTCCGCTACAACTCGCAGTTCACTTATACGGAGTGTGGTGTCGTTGACTCTAGAGAAGCTGTTGAAGAATGTAAACCCGTCATTTTTAGAAATAGGTTCTACGTCAACAGGTAACGTACCCAGAGAAACAAGGTCGGCGTAGCTAGTGTAATCTGCACCAGTAATACTGAACGTAGTTAAATCTGCGTAATTAACTTGCAGCAGAGCATAACATACAGTAAACTTTTCTGTACACACGTTAGCAGGTTCAATTACACCAAGAGAGGTGTCGCTCAATGACATCTTAACGTTATCTTCGTAACCTACAACACCATAAAAAGACTCATCTAGTACTGGACTGAAATACAGAGTGCCATTTACTGGCGAAACTACTTGGATAAATCCGTCATCTAGTTTAAACCAGTCTGTATTATACCTTAATGGTACAAGATTTAAACGTACAAGTAAGTCTTCTACAGTAGAATCGTTGATGAAGTAGACTGGACTCTTATATTTTGATACTCCCAAATATGAGGGTATATTCTTTAAACAAGGTTCAACAAGTACAGCAGAACCGCCAACGAATACTTTGGCGAAGTCTACAAATTTACTAAACTCTGTTTTGATAATTTGAAAGTCGCACAATGCCTTACAGCAGAAGACAGCAGCGTTAGCAGATGTTGTCATTGCTGTAATGTTCCAGCCAATAGACGCACCCCACTCACTCCACACTTTCGAGTCTGTGTAATACACAAATAGTCTGCCATCATATAAGAACAACTTCTTATTAAAGTTATCATATAACATAAGAGCAGCGCTAGTAAACTTCTTAACTTCTGGTCTAATAGCTACAGATACCTCACTTGCTCTATACTCATTTTGGAGTATGATTGACATATCATATACCCCTCCATTAGATAGAAACATGAGAGTGCTTTCTGTTGCAACCACGCAATCTTTACTTAAACACCCTACATTGGCAGACAATAACAAAGAGTTGACATTGGCATTAAACTGACCGTTAGAGTCTAGTATAGTCCTATAAGTTGCTGTGTTAGTAAACACAAATAAATATTGCTGCCATTGTTGGACAGCAGTCGTGTTGTCTGACCTATCTAGTGGTATACGCACCTTGAACGGGTCTAGCAACTGATTAGATAAATCATCTGTGATTTGAAAATATCTGTAAGGACTCCCTTTAATCAGCTTATCATAAACAGCGCTCACAACAAAAGGTGAACCGACACCGCATAGACACAATCTGTTCTGATACAGTGCGCCAAATACTGGAAATTCACCGTTTAGGTAGTCAGCGTAATCTCCTATACCGTAAGCGGGAACGTAACTTCCATTGTCAAAGTTGAATTTATTAGGCAGTGCCGCAGTTCCGCACCACTTCGTCTCTGTGTTTACGAGAGTCACCAATACATCTTTATCAACACCAATCGGAGTTTTAGCAGAGAAGCTTACGAATTTCTGCATACCTGCGGTTAAGTCAGGTGTAGAAGACTCTGCTGAGTGGGTATAATACGCTAAAGCAGCAACTGAAGCTGTACCGAGAGTATTGCGCGTAGCCTCCACATCGTCTACAAGTACTTGCAAATTAACAGGTAGTACTCCAGTATCTCTATTAAAGCGCAATTGACGCAATCGTATAAGAGACACTGAATCGTACGCGACTCTTTCTACAGTGGTCGTTAAACCATCTGCAATCGCAGAATGAGTACCACCATCAACGTAGATAAAAAGATCGCCTAATGCTCCTGAGTAGTTTGGCACGATAGACGTCAGCGCAATGTCATAGAAAACTTGTATTGCGCTGGTAGTTAACACCTTGACGTAATATACAGTAGTACTGTTTACTGTCGCTGGTAAAGTACCATTATTTGTTTTAAACCTAATAGGGTCTCCGTCAAAAAGATTATGTTGAGATATTGTTATATTCGTAGCGGTTATAGCTGCAACGTTAAAATACAACTCGACTCTGTTTACAAACACCACCTTCTTTCGCAAGTTTAAATCAAAGTACACTTCAAATGAGTTAACTGTCAGTGACTTGGCATAATAAGTGTTATTCTCACTCAAAGGTATTGGAAGAGTATCAGTAGAGGTGAACCTTATAGGCTGACCAGTAGCAAACCCATGTGCAGTTATAGCTAAAAATATACCCTTATAGTCGATTGCAACATCTGTAAATGCTTTTGTGTTACGTGCACTTAGAGTTATAATTGTAGTTAATGCAGCATCAGAATACAACTCAATTACATCGTCTGTTATACGCTTTACATAATAGTAGTTACCACTCACTGTTCCAATTGGTACTGCACCTTCTGTATTCCTGAAAGATATAATGTCAAAACTTTTTAGCTTGTGCTTAAGTATTTTTATCTGGTTACCAGTGACGTCTCTATCAGTGAAAGTTCGCTCATTTACATTCGTTATTTCACCAAATGTGATGTAGAACTTTGACGGACTTGTGAAAGCGGTTGTTGATGGTACATAATTAGAGCCATCAGAAAAAGAATACTCCAGAGAAATCTTTGGCTGGTTGTCACTTTTGTATGTGTACAGTTCATTAAACTTCTCTGAATAGTACGCGAATATACCATATCTTGTGTTACTCGGTATCTCATCCGCAGTGATGGATGTTGGCAATTGTATATGCCTATCTTCGTCAGATGCACCAAAGCGTGATACTCTCTGGTAGAATGAATCACCGTACCAAATTAGACTTTCCGCCCACCACTGCCAATTAAAAGTTATTAGGTATACTTTGGAATTTTCATTAAACGTCACACTTGTAAGCGTGACAGTGTCAACAGAAAAAGATTTTGACACAGCAGTTTTTACACCATCGATGTAACACACCGCATCAACGTAAGAGTTCACCCACTCTTTTCCTACTTTCAGTATGAGAGATGTGACTGTAGTGGGTACACTAATCTCATACTCCAATATCCTCAGTTGAATAGGTGCGTGGCGCTTTGTCAAAAACAGGACAGTGTTATCTTCTAAAGCTACAGCGTGAGGTAATAGAAACAAGTCTCTGAATACAGAAGTCTTGTTCCAAATCAATGTAGATTCGTCACCAACCAAATCTAATACGCGCAACTCAAAACCAGACTTGCAAGCAAAGAACTGTTTACCAAGCTGCGTAATGAAGGAGTCTAATGACACTGGATAAGCAGAAGCAGTGTCTTTAAATACTGTTACTGTACCTTTGCGCTTTTGTACTGCGCCGCTTATGTCAAAGTCCACATTCAAAAGAGACGGTGAATCATCTACTGGTAATACAGTAGAACCACTCAGTAAGTTTAACCCACCAAACTTGTTTTTCATCTACCACCTCTGAACATATTTGGACGTTGTCTGTTAATACGTTGGTCTTTTGCAACTGCTCTAGCTAGTCGAACTGCGTAATCGCGCATAAATGCTTGATACCCTTCCAAGCTATCTAACATCTGCAGGCACAGCTTTGCCGACATTAGCTGCTCCATAAGACTTACGAAGTCTTCCGTGAGTGGTATGGTTGCAACACTGCTATAAGTCGGCAAGACCAAGTAAGATATGTAAACAATCTTTATGAGTGCCTTATCTGGTGTGCTTGGAAGTGCGTAGAAATCTATGTGCGTGTTATCTTTTAGGAAGTATAAATTAACTGTACCTTCAATTGTCGAATCATATGATAGAATTTCATCTTCATACACAGCGACAAGTTTGCGTTGACTTAAAAACACGTGTTCTACAGAACGATATTGTGGAACAAGCGCTCTGTTGCCGACCCACGAAGTCGGCGGAGATACAGTACGCAAAAAGCTCCACCCACATTCGTGAGTGAAGCTGTGGAAACAGTCTTTGAAGATTTTGTAAGCTCTTTGTTGTGAAGCAGTTGTAGCTGCTGCAGTCATGAACGGACGTTCTCCGATAGACAAAAGAGAATTGTTAATAAACTCTAGTTGAGTAGTCACAGCTTCTTACCTTCGTAATTTGCTTTTATCTTGTTAGCAAAGTACCCTCCAATAGACTGCGCTTTTCTCAGTGAACGTGCTACAGAAGGTGGTACATTTGAGTAACTGTAAGCCGCACCAGTTTTAAACTCGACCTCTAAAGTTTTAGAAGCCGAGTCATAACCGACGGCTGCGATGTTACTTGATTTAACAGGCAGTCTTTTCATTAGATTGCAGTGTGAACCAGAATACAATGGTCAGGTCTGTAAACGCGACAACCGTAAACGTGAGTGTTAACAATTGCGTCACCTTGCAACAGGTTTTCACGGCTCATCTCAGACTTAGGCATTTTCTGCATACCGAGACGTGCCCAACCTTTCTGCACCAACATGCACGTTACAAACGGTTGTGCAACTTCATTACCTGTTTTGCCGCGTGGTAGACCACCAGAAACAAGACCTACGGGAGTATCTTGAGTTGGGAGGTATGGAGAACCAACAACACCAGGAGTTGGCTGTCCAACAGCACCGTAACCGTTTATGTAACCGTTTAATGTATTAGCTCCAATTTGGGTGGTGCTTAAAACTGGAATACCGTAAAGGCTTCCAATAATACCATTGCTAACAGGAGAACCGTTAACAAAGTCAGAACTAACAAACTTGGATATGCCAAGTAAATCAGTGTATTGACCTTCAGAAACAATCCAGTAACGACCCATTTTTGGCGCTTTTGCTTCATTAAGTAGTTGCAAACCAGTTAAGATAGCAGCATCGTTGAGTGCAGCAGGGTCACCAGCAATAGTACCTGTGCTAGATACTACAATCTGCTGTGTCGTAGGAATAGATGCGCGAAGTGAAAGAAGTGCGTTATCTACATCGTTTGCGAGAGCGTATCCTGCTTCTTCAATGTAAGGGACGCGAAGAGAGTAGGCACTTTGTAAGTCAAGAATATCTTCAACCAAGAAAGAAGCTTCCTTGAATTTGTCGACCTTGAGCTCCCAAATCTCATCTTGGAACGCTTGTAGACGTACGGCAGTTTCAGCCAGTTTGTCATAAATACCCATTCTACGAATAAGAGGGTATTTGAGGGTGTCTCCCTTTTTACCAATAAAACTTGTGAACTCAACTGCTTGCTTTAGAATTAGATTTGCATCTAGTTCTCTTTTCATTTCCGATTGCCACATCTTTGGGATGAAGTTCGGATTAGCAGCAACGTTCATGCTGCTGCCGTTATAAGGAGGTGGTAAAGCCATAGGTTAATACTCGACTAAATTCTTTTGGTACGCTTCGGTAATTTTTTCTGCATTTTTGGCGTACTCATCCTTGCTCATGGCATCAATCTGTGCTTGAGTAAAGACATACCTACGACCTGCTGGATTCTTACCAGACTTCGATGTCTGTGTCTTAGTAGATGGTGATTTGGCTTCTATACTCCGCCAAATAAGGTCTGCACCTTCAGGAGTATCATAAAGTTTCTGCTTCTCCTTAGACATCCTATCAAAGTAGGGTTTAATCTGCTCCAGACGTTTTAGAGACTCGTCTCTCGACACTCCCCAAAGTTTGTCAACTTGAGAACGTACAGCTTCAATCTGTGTTGCTTGTTGCGAAGCTTTTATAAAGGCGATGCCATTTTTCAAACCCTCTGCACCAACTTCTTTTACAAGAGATTTAATCTCGTATAGAGTCTCGCCAAAGTCTTTGATGGGCATACCAGTAGCTTTTTCAAAGTATTTTGCAAACTTCTCATCAAGCACCACCTCTTCGTCTGGTAGTTCAAGGTCTGGCTCTTCTTCTGGTAACTCTTCCTCAAGGGAGGGTAAATCAAGCAAGTCGTCGTCTTTATTCTCTACTGGTTCTGTATCACCATCGTCGTCGCCGTCGCTCTCAACAGTTGGTTCAGGTACGGAGTACCCATCTTCATCTTCGTCAATAAAAACTTCCACACCCTCATTATTGAGGAACGTTGATGCCCGTTCCGACACTCGCGTCAGCGAGGGTTGCGCTGGCGACGTTTGGGCTAGTTGGGTCGATGCTGGTTGCTGGTCTGCCATATGTATCCTTTAACATGTTTAAAAGTTGATTGCCGCCGTCGGCTTGAATTTGCTGATTAACAGCATTTGCACCACTTTGACCACCAACTTGTGTCAGTGGGTCTTCGGCTGGACTTTCCTCTTTAACCAGAAACTCTTCTGGGTCATCGAACGGAAGGTTACGCATCACCCGTCTTAGCACAGCACCTTTGTCAATCATTTTCGCCATCTCTGGGTCTTGATTAACAGCCGCCAAGAAGTCATAAATGTCTTGCAACTTCTTGCGATTTTCAATGATGTGGTCGCTACCTTTTGCCTCTATACGCAAATCTTGCATATCAGATGGTGTAACCTCAGCGTAGTTATACTGTCCAGCAGTATCACCTGCATAACGTACAATACTTTTAGTGCTTTTGTACTGCTTATAGATTTTGATGATTTTATCAAGTGCACGTGTAAGTCCACGCTTTTCTAGACGGCGGTGTACGCCACTTAATCGGTTGCCGCCAGCCTCCCGAATAGCTGCAATCTCTGCCGCCGTCACACGTTCACCATTGCGCGACGCTCCTGCACCAACAAGTGGACCAGTTCCACTATTTTTGTCTATCGCCGCTTCAACATAATTTGCTTCTTGGTAAGAGATACCAATGTTAAATTGCGCAGGAGGCATAGGACGTACATCATCATGTTCGTTTACGCGCAACACTTTCCCAGGTTCTGCATAAACTTCTTCAACATCTAGGGAGGTGCCTTCTTTTAGAGTCCACATCGGATTGACAGTCAATTCTACACCATCAAGGCGCTGATTCTCAAGGATGTTGAGTACATGTATTAACCCTAAAGAAGATTGCAGTGCACCAATACCATACACAGTGTCAAGCACAGGTATGTAAGAGCAAAACACCATAGGTACGCCGCATTCGTACTTATTCTCTTCCACGCGAAGTAGGACATTATCTGCAAACGTGATAACAACATTCTTATACTCCTCATCATCTATGCAGATTTTACCCCAGTATTCATATACTTCACAGACATCATCATTATCTTTGTTTGGGTGTAGACCTTGAAATTGCTGTACGCGGTCAAATTCTTTTATACCGCGTATGCCTCTTATCTGGTCTACAACCAACTCGTCACATAAATCGTAACACCCTTCTGCAATCTCATCTTTGAGTTCGGCGCGAGACATATACACCCTCCTAACAAAGTCTGTCTTCATCGGGTCACGCGCACTGCCACGCACCCAACAGTCAAACATATTCAGAAGCTGTAAATCAACACTGTCTGTGTCATCATCCCAAGGAAAGAATAGACAACTGTTGCCAGTGATGATAAATTGTCGCACGAACTCATCCATGACAATCTCAAAATCAATGTCTTTAAGTTCGTCACGGATAAATTTACGCAAGACGCGCGTCGCATCAATATCTGACGGGCGGCGCGGTGATGCTTCAAACCAGTTGTCATTAGGAAAAAGTGCACCGAGAAGATACGCGTGAATTGTCTCAACGACTTCAAATGCTTTGCCGCGGTCGATGTGATGCCGCCACTCTGTACCAACATTACCAACTGTATCTACTTGTTTTGCGCGCAACTCAGACTGCGCCTTTGACGACGCAATGTATTGCGCATATGTCTCTATCCAAGTTTCTTCGATATCTTTACGACAACTCTGCATTTCCGCCAGAGTGTAAGTGACATATTCAAGTATCTTTGTCTTTATATCAGACTCTTCTACAGAGAGCCCCCGTATCGACGATTTATTTTCAGATGACGACATCGGTCTTTATCTCCTTTTGTTCTCTGTCTGGTAGGTGTGGATAAGTGCACAATTGCAGATATGACGTCTAAACAATCATCCTGTTTACCTTCAGGGTGTTGGCGTATCTCTTTTGTTAGAGGAGTATTATTTATAATCCATGCAAACGTAAAGAATTTGTTTAGCTTGATGACAGGCTGTAACGCATTTGTAATACGTGTCTTTTTGTCACCTGTCTCATGTACAGCTTTTACAACGATGTTTCTATTATACGTTGAGCGTTCACGAGAAATTGCGTGTGGTAGTAATTCACCTACACCCCTAATAAGGACGTTACACATAACAATACCGAAACGTTCACACTGCTCATAGATTAGTGCAACAGTCTCAGAAGTAAGTATTCGTTTTGCAAACAAATAAACGATGTATAAATTCATCAAATCATCTTGTCCGCCTACGGCTAAAGCTGTGTTATCTACACGTCCAGCCTTTTTGCCAGATGAAGGGTCGACCGTCATAAACAGGCGAATCCTTTTTTGCACCCCTCCTGTGTTTATGGTAGCATAACCGTCTCCACCAAAATGGACACCAGCAGGTGCAAGCATATTGAGCAAACCTTCATCAAGAACAACTTCATCGTCTGAGATGTGTCGCAACAAGTACTGTGCAAAGAATTTCTTGCGCGACATGCGCCCCATAAGAGACTCGATGTAAGCGTCATTGAACTTCTCAGGATAAGTGTACCCATCCTCGTTGTCTACACCATTAGCGTATATGTTCGCCTCAAACGTACAGAACTTCAATGTCGCCGCATTTTGCTCAATGAAACTGTAGTAATCCCAAGGATAGTACGGAGTGCCAATAACATACATTGAGTTGCCGAGCCACTCACCAAAAGAAGGTGTGATTTGGTCAAAGATTGGCGGGTCAAGTACACTGAACGCGTCCATTGCCCAATCTTTAATCTTATCCGCCTTGTCTTCGTTGTCACTGTTCTGGAAATCTACCGCATCGTCATTGATAATTAAGTCGTAATGTTCACCAGTGTTGGTGCTCAAAACAGAACCTGCAACAAGCGTAGGTTCTTTTAATTTCTTTGAGCGAATGACTTGTATAGCTTCGCGCGACCAAATGATTTTCTTATCTTCTGCTTCAGTATCACTGTCACCACTCATTGCACGACGGCGACGCGAGTGCGCATCCAGAGAGGGTATCATATTTCCCGCGATATGTTCGCGAACATTCCACACCTTCTCTTGTAGTTCTGCATTTTCAAAGTACTGCCGCACTTCGCGCACAAATGAGCGCGACAAGTCTTTTGTATTAGTGGAGTATAAGATGCGAATATTTGGATTACGGTAGATACGCCAAAGTATGTAAAGGATAAGTAGCGTAGACTTTAAATGTCCGCGCGACACCTTCATAAACTTTGATGCGTAGAAATAATCATCAAGTTGCGGTGAACAAAATTCATCCATCATTTCAAAATGGATTCTAGAAAAGTTGCGTGACCCACCGCGATAATCAAGAGCGTCACACAACTCCCACGGGTCATGTAAAATGCTCATTAAATTAATGACAGTGCGAGTATGATAATAGCATCAGTATCTAGTTTAAGTTGAGTCTTGATTGCTGTTACGAGACGGTTGTCTTCTTTGATGACTGTAGCATACTCCCATTCAATTTTAGCGGCTTCGCCTAAGCTGCTAACTGCGGCTGCTACAGTGTCTAGTTTACCTAACTGTAACAAAGCCAGTCGTAATCTACGAGCATCAACTTCTCTAGGTTGCGGAGGTGTTGGAATCGGATCTGGTATAACTACAATGTCGTGTTTCCAATAAGTGTTTCTTAGGACAGACAGAGTAGGCTCTGTAACGCCGCTAAAATCAGGCGCATTATTAACCCAAGGTATAGGCGTGATGCAAGGTTTGAGAGGATCGCCTGATGGTGTTTCGATGTAGATTGTAGTTGAGTTGCGATTCATTTTATTTCACCGCTAGACGATATTGAACTTGCAATCCTTCATATACAGGATTTGGTGTGCCAGCAATCACTAAACTTTGAAGATAATAACTTTGAATAGTAGGAGTAGCGCTATTAGCTACCGTGCCAGATGTAGTTATTAAATAATTCCAAGCAAAAGCAATCGCGAAATAAGTACTAGCCGTATAAGTGGCAGTGTTGGTAATGTTCGATATTAATACTGTATTTGTTCCATTATTGTCGAACTTATTTAAATTAATACCTCTATAATTACTGCCATTATTAGCACTGCCTGTTTTACCTGTCCATAATATCTTTTCAGCAAAAATATTATATTCAGGGCTGTCAATACCGAAATTGACGTTAATACTGCCTGAGCTATTAATCAATTGAGCGAAAGGACTTATCATCAGTGCTGACAGCCAATAAGTACCGTTCCACTGCCATTGAGTTTGTGTACTCGGATTTACCCACAAATCGCCAATCACCAACGCAGAGCCATCTACGCGGGTTGTAGGTTTTGTGGAAGTGTAGAAATTTGCGACACCATTAATTACAAAACCATTCTGTAGAGGAGAGTTAAGGTCTATCATGACACCAACCTAATAGTAGAATCTACAGTAACAGTCGTACCACCAGCTTCTGACACCATCGTAAGTCTAATACTGTCTAGTGCTACTTCCACATTAAAAGCGTTAGAGCCATTAGCAGTAAATGTCGAATCTGTACTGGTTGGACTGAGGTTAAACCAGTTGGTACCATCCAATGTACCTTCAGCGCGTAATGTTACACTTGTGTTAATTGCAGCAATATTAAACTGGATAGTAGCACGACTATACCCAATCATTGGTACAGCCGCCGTTGAACTTGGAGCTATCAATTGAGCATTTACAGTTTTTATAGTCGCATTAATCGGACGAACAAGCTGTGCGTTTTGCGGATTTACTTTGTCAGCCGTTACGTTGTCGTACATCGTCTGTGCAGGTACTACACCCATTCTATACTCCTAATTTAATAATTAAAGCGGTGACAGTTAAACCGCCACCGCCGTGTGATTACATACCGATTAAGTCACGAATTTCGACAATCCAGCGAATACGCTTAGAAGCCGTTCCAGTTACGGTAACAGTCAACGATTTGGAAGTGTTGTTGTACGCAAGTGCAAGACCTGTAGAACCAACAAAATATTGAATGTATGGATTGGCATCAGTTGCCGCCGCATCCCACTCAAGCGTGGTACCACTAGCAGCGACAGTGCCAGCAAGGTTAGTTACCGATACTGCAAAACGTCCAGAGCATAATACTGTAGTGTCTGTGTCGTTAAACGCAGCAAACAGACCTTCTCCAAGAAAAAGTCCGCTAGCTGGTAGGATTAAACGACCGCCAGTTGCAGGGTTATCTTTTGAACGCAAGTAGATTTCAGTCGCGGTTGCATCGAGTGTTACACCCTCCCAAACCAACTTAACGTCTTGTACACCGTTACGCCACGATTCTCCAATCTGTGAACCTGTTGAATCGGATATTTTAGACATACATACTCCGTGCCCGTGTAAGTGAACTAATTAAATTTGACCTGTCCGCAGATGACGTAGCACTAACCTTCTTCTGCTTTTCGGTAGCAGTGTTGGCAGCGTTTGCCGTAAGAGCCGACTGCTCTTGTTGCATACTCCCAAATAGTGATGCATCATTCTGCGCCGCCAAATCAGTCGACCTTTTTAAGAGAGTGTCGCGCCGACTTGCGTTGTCCGCTATCTGCACTTCTCTCTGCTGCGCTTCCAGTTGCCGCGTCTGCGCCGCCTGTTGCAATGCCAATTGTCTCTCCTGTAGAGCCATCTGCTGTTGCTGACTCTCCTGCTGAAGTTGAGTCGTCACGTTGAATTGCGACTGTCTCTGGTCGAGTTCCGCCTGACTCGGACCACTCACTACTGGTGCTGGTGCGCCTCCCATTCTCTTCTATACCCTCTTCACTAAATATGTTCTTCGTCCGTCCGTAAACGTGCCCTTGTCGCGCCTTGCGCATATACATTTCCTTGTCTTCAGGAATGTAGTCTGGCTCATTAGCCAGCATCGCCTCTTCACGCGTCATCTGCTTTACGACAATACTCTTATAAAGCTTCTGTGCGTCATCACTCATGTGATACCTCCTGTGGATGTACAGTGCTGTCGTAGTTTACGCTGTCGCGCGCACGCCACTCTATAATATAAATTATACTAAGTCTTAAGTATATGTGAGGGAGTATATAAGGAGTAAGAGTAAAGATAGATGCGCAGAAGTTGATGTTATTATTGGTGGTGTAGGATTTTATCACATAAATTTTTAGGTTACTTAATACACATACACATACACACAAATACCCCCTATGACCTTTAGACATCACCACACTGGCGCCTCACTCAGACAATCTTCAGCTATGCGGCGCTACCATGGAGGGAGTGTGAAAGATAGACGGGTGACAGTCTGTAATGCAGTCAGAGCCAGTAAGGGTGTATGTATTGAATTGGATAATTTACCCACATATACGCACACACATACACACACCCAACACATGCACACACCACACACGCGCTACTTCACCACATCAACAACACACAAAGCTACACACCTTACTAGGAGCGCGATAGAGACTTTCTTTTGCAAAACGCTTGACATTTCCTTGCACATCGGTTAGATTAAAGGAGTCGAGAGAACGACGAAGACGGACTGAGGGAAAGAGGTGTAGCACTACAGCTATACTTCACACAACCAATTACAGGTTATAAAACATGACACATGATGACGTATTCAGCTATTCACTTGATGCAAAACAATTTCATTTACACTACAAACGAGTTCGCTACTCCTTCTATACTCAAGAAGAGTTAGACGTATTCAGGACAGGCTTGTTTGCTGCTATCCAATCAGGTGATGCTTGCGCCTACCTCTTAGGGATTGCTATTAGTGGAGTGTTAAACAAGTGACTTACCGCAACTGGTTAACAACCTCACACTACAGACAAGCCCTTCTTCGCTGTCGCACTGTAACTGAATTAGACTTTGCTTTTCTTTGTTGGAAGTCTTGACAACCGCCCGATAATCTGCTTTACTATAAACACAACCAATTACAGGTTATAAACATGTCACACTCTATCAACTACTACATCCAATTGCCTGATAACGTGTCTGAATACATTGATGATAAGTCTATCGATGAGTTATTAGATAGTTCTAAAGAACTTCTGTATGCTCATACCGTTCTCACGTACCCTAACCTACACTCAGACTCACACGTTACAATTGCTACTGATTTACTTGCACAGTATGGCATCACGCTAGAAAAGTGCATCACTCTAGCTCACGGCTTATTATCTAAGGTGTTGTAATTATGGCTTACTATCTACTGCTAGCATATTATATGCAATGCTTCCGCTCGTACCACCATCTCAACAAGACTGACAGCTACACTCGCACTGACAACATGCAAGAATTTAATGAAGTCGTGATGCAACTGCTAGAATCATCGTCTATGACTGAATACTTTGGAGGGTATAAGACAATTGAAAACATATGGGATTTAACTAGCTAGTATACTCCTCACTACCGCGAACTATCACGCGGTAGTCAAGAGTAGCACTACAGCTATCTCTTCATTGTGCCATTACTGCACGGGAAATATTATAATGTCTGATACTAACAACGAATCAGTTATATCATTGTCTGAAACATTCGCAGGTCTTAAGCCTGAGATGGTATCACAGTTAGAAGAAGAGTGCGCTCTCATGAGTCAAGACTTTTCCAGTTATCAAGTTGACTTTAGTTCTGACTTGATGACTCTAGACCAACTCATCCAAGCTATGGCTAACGTCGCTGATTTAGGTATGCAAGCTGATGTTAACGACAAAAAGGTACAAGCTATCCTGTTTGATGTTCATACTGGATTTCTAACCACTGGTATATTTCAACAACCTGTCTACGTTGCATTGTTTGAAGGAATTTATTATGCAGTCAGTGGTCGTCATCGTATTAATGCAATGGCTAACCTCAAACAGTTTGGCTTGTCAGGTGATACCCTCATCAATGTAATCTTGTTTAAGCCTGACACAATGGGAGTGGCAATGTCACTGGTTTTGACTTCTAATGGCTCTCGCTCTGTCAGCAAGGGTGAACACCAAGGCTTTAAGCTTGCCAAGTATGGTGTATTGCCTGATGCTAACGACTGCTTAAGAGCGGGGCGCGACGGCACATTAAGCCAGTCTGATGCGTTTCTTAACGCTGCGTGGTTCAGCTACTCATCGCAAGACATTGGAGACAGAACGATTTCCACTGTGCAGAGCATTGCTAAAAGCTTTTATGCAGCGCTTAAAAAGATGCACTACTCCTTCCCTGAAATCTGCTCCTACCTTGATGACATGCTGTTTGCAATTGAAGACGCTGCTAGACTGACTGGTAGTACTAATGTAGCACGTTCTCAGGGTACAATTGCTGAAAATATCGTGACAGCGCTCGGTATTGAATTTCAAGAAGCACCTGCTAAAAAACAGGCGAAAAAGAATGTTAACGCCACATTCTTCAAACGTTCACTTTAGCTTCCTCTATCTCTGGTAATCCCTAGAGGGTATAGCCTACCAAACAGGCTACCAACAAACCAATTACAGGTAATAAAATCAATCGACGAAGCTGTAGCAATCGCGCTCCAGCTTTTTTTTGTCTGTACTTATACCACTACGGTCGCGCGTGTCGCGCGTTCCTTTATAATGTGAACTATCATCAAATTGATGTGAAGTACTTCCAAATTAAATTGTGCGCGATGTTGACACAAGTGCCACTTGGTGGTATATTGGTTGCAGTGGAAAAAGTTACACACCACCAAACAGATATGGAACCCGAAGTTTACGCAGAAGAAACGTACGTGCAGTCATTGTTCACAGACGAACAGAACTACGCTGAGTTACAGAACGGTTTAAGCAACAAAGCGAAACAATTGGTACAAAGCTATTCAGAATCTGAAGATGCTACACTATTTCGCGACAGTGTGATTGAAGACGATGAAAATCACATGTTCTTGTACAACCGTCTACAGTCAGCTATCAGCCGTGAGTTCCGATTTGTATCTGTACGTGAATTGTATGAAGCAGTGGATAATTCGGATGCGTATGGTACGCAAGCTGAGTTCAACCCAACCAGCATCAGCAACATCTTGGCTGATGTACACATTGGAATTTTTGCCGTACAGCAACTTCTAACACCTCCTCATTTAACTGAAAGGTTGAATATCAACACCAACCAACCTGAGTACGTTGGAGTCGGTTTACGTCATCGTGTCATCACGTTGACACTGCTTGCACATGTAAGTGGTATCGATGTGTATGCCGACGAGTGGCTCGACCAAAATGTTGAGTGTCTTGTATCGTCCAGTATTAATGCTGTAGGTGTGGAAGATACTGAACTGTCAGGCGCACTCGTTCTCGCTGATAACGCTTCGCGTAAGGCGTTTCAAGGTGAAAAGGCTTCATTCAAACTTAACGCCCTTGGTGTTGCATACGATGAACCTTCGCTTGTTAATGCAGCGTTTAGCGGACGTATTGCTGCATCAGAGGCATTTGGTACGGTACTCACCTTGTATTCCGATGAACTTGGACGCAAGAGCACAACTCTCTTGTCTGTTGGTAAATCATTCTACGGACGTGCCAAGAAGTATCTGTCTTCCAAGCCAGCCTTCACAGGAGCAGTTCATTGGATTGCAGATAACTTTGGGACTCTTGAAAGCAAGTTCATTGACTCCAATGACTCTGCTAACATTGCGCGTCAAGCCAGCAAGTTCTCGACTTTTGTGTTTGACTCTTGGAAGATTGATAACAAGATTCAAGAACCTTTAAAGGCAACTCAAAAGAAAGCCAAGAAAGGCACGACTCCTTTCTTCAAGCGCGCTGCTTAACACTTGCGGGTAGCTTAACGGCTACCCTTTTTATTTATCTGAAATACACCACCGCTATGGATAACGCTTCAGTAGTAAAAATCACCGCCGATAAAGTGGCGCTTCATGTTGCAGCTATTGCACCCTACCTAACTAATTTAGAGTTATTGATGGTGCAAGATTTACTTGGAACCATATTAAAATTTCCTATTGTAGAAACTAATGATACAAAGGAAGAAGAAGACACCGTCACAGGTTGATACACCTGAATCTCTACTTCGCGAACATCTGTTACGTGGTAGAGATGGGTACAATGATTTAGAGTGGTTCATGCCCTTTGTGATTCTTGGCGGTAAACTTCATGAAACAGAGCGACAAGCTCTGTGGACTGATGTCAACGGCTTCATACGCAAAGTCGAGCGCAACCACTTTAGACAAACTCATCAAAAAAATAAGGAGTATACGGAACAACGTGTGCTCCTTTTTTATGAATTATGCAGATGGCGTTGGCAGTACTCTATGAAGTGGTGCTGTAAAACGTTCATCTGCGGTTTTCCGAACTTTGAATGTCTCCTAATGCTCCGCCGTTGGGGTGTAGGAGGTACGCGCGTCGAAGAATACGGTAGCTGGCAAGTATGTGCTATCGTAACATACCTATCCTTGTGGAGAGAAAAGAAAAGCTATGAGCAATGGTACATCTGCAAACATGAACGCCCACCTACTGCGGCGAACCTCAAAATGTGGGAATGGCGTTCCGCGTGGGTGGAGCACCTTATTGGAGAGTTCCTCATCACCCAATTTATTGAGGGTGTGCGGGATGAACTTGAGTACGAAGAGTACAAGCATCATGAAGATGTTCATGTTCTTGACGGGGAAGACGAGTTATAGCACACATGCTGTGATACTCCTCCCTACTGGCATTTTAATGCACTATACGTGGTATGGTGTGATATTCACGAAAGCCGATTACTTAATCGAACCAGTGTGGGTACGTGACATTGAACTATCATCATATGAGATGGCGATGGTGTGCGAACGCGCTACGACACTTATGGGAGTACTCCCCAGAGGGTACGGACATTGGTGGATGAAGGCAATTTTTTGGTTGTTTAACCGTAATCAGTACCTTTGCACCAACTTCATCTGCGACGTGCTTGGATATCGCGTCAAAGTTGGACTAACGCCTGATGAACTTTACACATGGCTATCAAATGTTAGAAATGTTTCTCCCACTTCCTATTGAACAAGAGAGAATCGTCAAACGCAGACGCGGCAAAAGTGTCGTTAATGCGATGCTTGCTATCAATTACAGTGGCAAATTTGTCTCTGTTAAAGATTACCAGTATAAATTCGTTGCGAGGAAGGTTGGTGAGCAACAAGTAGGTGTTAATTTATTTTATCTTGTTGACTCATCAACTATAGTAGGGTATCGTAATTCTGTCGGATACTATTTAAGACAAGGAGCAAAGAAACGAAATGGTTCCAAAGAGCAAACGCGCAAAGCGGCGCAACCGAAAAGGCGCAAACGCTGAATACTATAAATGGTGCAGGATGTCAGAGAAGAATCTAGAAGCTACTGAAATTTACAGGTATCACTTCTCAGGCACAATATCACACCTTTCAACAGGGAAGTACAGTAGAGCTTATCTATCAGGAGGTGTCATAAAGCATCTGGAGGTAGAGCTTGGCTAACGCTGTACTATCCAAAACCGCTTGTCCAGAGTGTCGAAAGTCGGGCGGCGACTCAAGCGGTGACAATCTAGTCAATTACGCCGATGGTGGCTCACACTGTTTTGCGTGTGGGTACACCATCCGAAGTGCTTACGCTAAAAGTGGTAGCAACAAACAGAAAGGTATTATACCTCAACCAAGTATGCCTTTAAACTTGTGCGAAATCACAGGTTTTAAAGGCGGGTTAATCACCAGCCAAACACTTACAAAATATGAAGTGTTTCAATTAGAAGAAGACGGCAACCCTACTTATGTTGCTGTCTATCCTTATTATGACCTCGAAGGTAATTTACGCGGTGTAAAGTACCGTGACTTTGCCGCCGAAGCGCGAGACGGTAAGCACCATAAATGGTTTCACGGTGAACCCTTCAGTTTCTTTGGTCTGCGTAACCGCAACAGTCTTTCTGATACCCTTATCATTTGTGAAGGAGAGTCAGATCCAATGGCAGCTTCACAAGTATTCATCCACGAAACCTGTGTTGGTGTAAGCGGTTGTGATAACATTGAAAAAGCGCTTCGCAATGCCGCGTCATGGGTGCGCTCATTCAAGCGCATTTATGTTTGTATGGATAATGATAGCGCAGGTAGGCTTGCACTTGCAAAAGCGTTGGAGCTACTACCGAAGTGGCGTACGTTCGCAATGGTACTCCCTCCCAAGAGGAAAGATGTGTGCGAGTGTACCGTACAAGAATTGAAGCAGTCGTTTGCTTCTGCTACTTCCATCAGTGGTACTGATATCATTACAGGCACGTCGCTTGTGGCGGACTTCTTTAAATGGAAAACATCAATGGGTAATTCAGTAGGAGTGTCTACTGGTTACGACGGACTTGACCGTATGTTAGGTGGAGGTGGTATCCAACGCGGTGAGTTTATGCTACTTGTCGCCCACACTGGTCGTGGCAAATCCACCTTAGGGTGTAATATTGCGTACAACATGATATCCAGTGGTAACAAGTGTTTATGGATTGGGACAGAAATGCTACCAAATCAAATGCTCATTAAGTTTATTGAGCGTCATACTGGCTATCCTTACAGAGATGAGTATGGACAGGTATCTATCGCGGCAACGCGGGAGAAACAGGCGCTTGATTACATAAGCGCCAACATGACGTTCTACAACAACTTAATTGGTGATGCTGATAAGGTCATCGAAGCATGTTCTCAAGCTATCATGACTAACGGTATTGAGGTTATATTCATTGATGTCTTGCAGGACATCGACGATAACTTCGCAGGTAAGTTTGATGTTGCAGGTCAGATATGCCAAAAGTTGGTACAACTTTCTCAAGGTAACCCTGATGAGCGACAGCCGCCTGTTGCCATCATTGCTATTCAACACACTCGAAGCGAAAGCACAAAAGAAAGCGCTAACGTCTCTCTAGGTGAGATACGTGGCGGTGGTCAAGTGCGACAGAAAGCTACATGCATCATTGCGATGAATGGTGACGTTCAAGATAATGTTAGATACCTGCAAGTGTTGAAAAAGTCTAGGATGCGAGATACTCTACAGTTGACCGCAACACTGTCGTATGATACAATTACTAAAGCGTACACGGAGATTACTTCAAATGACTAGAGATTTTACAAAAGAGCAACGTAAACAGATTCATCTTGTTATGAATGTTGATACCACACTACAAGACGAAGATGCTGTACTTTTAAAGTGTCTAGAAATTGTAGCTTGTATGTGCGACCCTGATGTTCTAGACAGTTCTACAATGTTCTACATTGACACAAAAAAAGACGGGAGTATACTTTTGGAGATGGATGTATGACGCGCAGTAGATTTGAGGAGTGTTTCATGGATAAGCACCCTCTTCCGTACGAAGAGTTGTCTCTCCCGTACATCCGCAATTACGTTCCCGACTTTCATACAGACAGGTATGTGTTGGAGTTGAAGGGTATTCTTGAACGTGACGACGCAATGAAAATCAGCAGCGCTTACAGTTTCCTTACAACTGATAAGGTGTATATTATTGCTGGCGGTAAGTTTACATACGAAGAAGAGTTGCGCGAAGTCACTTCAAAATTCAACCCTACTGTGTTTAAGTATCCTGATTTAGGGTATGCAATTGCGCCACAGATGAGTCGTCAAGAGTTGTCTGCTTTTCGCCTAATGCGTGGCAGACCTGCCTTAAGTGGTAAATTCCCTTACACTGGACGACAGATTGTTGCGTGGGCTGACCAAATGGGTATACCTTCACTTCCGATGAGTTACGATGACCACAAGAGTTGGGAGGAGTACCACAATTATGCACCATATAAGTAATCTTATTTTCTGTGATATTGAAACAGAAGGTCTTGACTCTACCTTTGACAAGTCGTGCAAGATTACTCGGATTGGTATTGCTGTTGATGACGAACCTGCTGAGTCGTATGATTACACTAACTGGAGTGATTGTGATTACATCACTCAGTTTTTATGTGAAGCGATTGCTAATGGTGACACCTTCGTGTTCCACAACGCTGCATTTGACGTGACAACGTTACGTCTGAATGACTTCGACATTGTGAACTATCACGATACCATGTGCATGTCATACGTGATTAATCCTGCTCCTATGCAGAATCACTCACTTGGCAACCTTGCACAAATGGCTGGTGGTGAAAAGACCCACTTCGACTTCAGCACCACCAAAAGTGAAGATGACGAAGATTACGATGAGTGGGCGCTCGACCTCTCAGAGTACAACGTCAACGACGTTGAGATAACGCGCAAAGTGTTTGACTATCTATCCGCAGAGATGGATAAAGACGAAACATTGTGGGAGTACTATTTTGATGTAGAACTTCCTTACATTGAACGCATCATCGAGATGCTATCCAATGGGGTGTTGATGGATTTACCTACACTCAAACGTATGCTAACCGCACTAACTATTGACCAGACTGAGATGGTTAAAGAGTTAGAAGTTGCAGGTGGCTTTATTGAAGGAAAGGAAGTAATTTATTCTCGTAAAGTACTGTTCTCGACTAAACCGTTACTATTTGTGGGGTACAACCGACGCGGTGATACCACTACTTACGACCATTGCGACCTTGCACCGTTTAACCCAAATAGTGGCTCACAGATTGAGAAGGTGCTACTTAAAGATGGATTCACTGACTTTCCTGTGTACACAAAAGCTGGTGCGCCTTCCTTTGGACGTGACGCGCTTGAGCAAATACCGCACCCTATGGCACGTAAAATTATTGCGCTGAAGGATTTGCAAGCAGTTCTTAAATTCGTACCACCACTAATGGAGGTTAACACAGATGGACGACTTCGTACTAGTTTCAAACAGTTTAACACCGTCACTGGTCGCTTATCTTCTGCCTCACCAAATCTACAGAATATGCCAGCTCAAAAGAAAGCTGGAGATGTTTACTCTTACCGCGCTGATGACGCTTACAATATTCGTAAGTGCTTCATTGCACAGGAAGGGTACCAGTTAGTTGTTGGAGACCTTAACCGCATTGAATTGGTGGTGCTTGCTTTCTACCTTGAGTGGGTGTTGGAGTTTTCTACGATGGCGGACGCTGTTCGCGCTGGTGAAGATTTGCACCAATCTAATGCAAACCTTTGGGGTTGTGAGCGTCGTGTCGCCAAGACTGTTATCTTCTGTCTGGTGTATGGTGGTGGTGCAAATAAGATTGCGCACATCACTGGCATTAGCGTCAAAGAGGCTAAACAAGTTATTGCACGTATCTATGCGACCACTCCTATTGAAGAGCTAAAATCGGAGCTTATCGCTCATGTGCGTAAAAATCGCGGTTATTTTAAAGATGTACTTAATCGTCGCTTGCATGTACCTGCTATCGTCTTTGACAAGAAAGGGCAAGAGTATGCGCGCGCTGAACGTCAGTGCTTTAACTACCTCATTCAAGGTGGTGCTGCAAGTATCTTCAAGGTGTTACAAAACAACGCTGCTGAGAGGTATTACGACGAGATGTACAAGATTGTAGACACAATTTATAATCTAGAACCTGCTCGACAATTACTGCAAGTGCATGATGAGGTGGTGTACGAAGTTCGTGATGAATTTGCAGAAGATGCGTGTAAAGTGTTGACTTCACTGTATACAAATGATACAATATTATCACGAAACGGAAAAGCAGTTCCTATAACTTGTGAGTTCCAATTCGCTACTAACTGGTATGATGCAAAGGAGAAAAAGGCGTGAAACGCGCAATGCTGGCAGACCACACCTTAGATGGTGGTAACGAAGCTTCTTTAGCTTTGTTAAAGTTTCCTAAAGTTGTACTACCTAAGTACGATGGTGTGCGCATACATATAGACAATGGTAGAGTTAAGTCACGTACTGGTAAACTTATACCCAATAGGTTTTTGCAGCGTGAACTTTCTATACTCCCTCATGGTCTCGAAGGTGAGATTGTAGTTGGCGGCAATTTCGCTGACACCACTTCTGCGGTACGTTCACACGACAAAGAAGGTTTTGACTATACTCTATATCTGTTTGACGACAGTTCAAAAGATTACGGCTTCGGTGCGCGTTATTTGAGCTTGTATAATACGTTATCTGATTTACTGTCACCAAAACTTCTTTTGGCAGATTCTACAATCTGCTGCGATTTAGAAGAGCTATTACAGCTTGAAGATTTTTACACCTCCAAAGGCATGGAGGGTATAATCATCCGTGACCCTGATATGCTTTACAAAGAAGGACGCGCTACCTTCAAAGAACAGTCGTACCTGTCAATGAAGCGTCACATTACCGCCGAAGCACGCGTAATTGGATACAGATGCAAACAAGAAGATAGTCGTCCTGTTGACACACTTGGCGCATTTGACTTAATAACCCATGATGGTATAGAATTTGGGTGTGGTAGTGGGTTGACTGATGACCTACGCTCACAACTGTGGGCGGACAAAGACAACTTGATAGGTAAGACTGTTGAGTACAAGTACCAGAAGTCAGAACAGACTGCTCCGCGATTTCCTGTATTTTTGAGGTTTAGATAATGAAATTACTCGTATCCACACCAGATGGTGTCACGTATCTACTAAGCGTTGGCAGGTTCTACACTGTTTCTGATAGGTATCTTGTTTACAGAGATGTAACTGACGATTTTGTTTTAGTTGTAGACTTACTGAACAAGTCAGTACGTTTTTTAGATTACACAGTGATGTCTGTTTATAAAAATTGTACAGTAGTTGTGTAAACAATGTTGGTGACGAGCAACACCCTCGTTAGTTAGCTGCTAAAAAGTATCCATTACAACTATTTAATTGTCATGACAGAACAACAACCAACAAACCATCTAGTGATTGACGCTGTTACGTTTGAAAATAATTACAAAATTGACGTCACCAATTTTGTGAAGATGTACCCTAAAGGTAATTTGGAATACATACCTTGGTCAGCGGGGTTGATGCTAATGAAGCAGTACCATTTTACATTCATCTTCGAGATTGAGATGTTTGACGGTAAGCCTGTTCTATACTTACCAGATGGTACAGCATTTGTCAGCGTTATTATCGTTGATACTGCAACTGGTGCGCGTTCTACACCTTCTCACTATCCTGTGATGAAGGGCTTCAACCACGGTGCAGAGGTTGACCCCGACTGTCGCGCGATTAACGACTGCATCCAGCGCGCCAAAGTCAAAGCGCTTGCAGAAGTCACAGGTATCGGTCTTAAGCTTTGGTTGCGTCTTGAAGAAGACGAAATCAACGGAGACACCCCTGTTGTATCAGCACGTGAAACTAAAGCACCACCAGCACGACGCGCTGCTACTACTGCACGTCGTCAACCTGCTATAGTTGAAGAAGATGACGAAGAGCCTGAGGATGGTAATGATGAGGAGTATGCCGAAGGTGACGACGAAGTTTTTGAAACTGAGTCGCGTCAGCCGCTAGCTCGTCGCACATCTCCAGCGCGTCAACCTGCTGCCGCACAATCTCGCCGCCCAGCCGCACAGTCTCGCGGTGCTCGTCCTGCTACAAGCAGAGGAGCTAACCCTTTTGGCTAAACGACAAGCAGACAAACCGCCTTGTGGGTGGATTTCCTTATGGGAAGGTGATGAAGCACCGCGCCCTGCCTTGAAGGGTGTTCTTAAAGTCAGTGTCGAAGACATACAAACTATGCTTGCACAAGCGTATGACCAAGGTGTTGACGATTACGGTCAGATGTCCCTTGACATTGCGCTATGGGAAGAAGAAGATGGTGGTGACAAATACCCCATCTACAAAGGTAAACTTACTGTGAGGCAAGAACGTGAAGACAAAAAACCTAAGCGTAGCACTCGCTCTCGTCGTTAGTTTATTGATGGGTATGAGCCAAGACCCGCGTACTTGTGCTGACCCACGCTCACAATATCCATCAAACCCACCTTGTAATAAATAATGCACTTTAAGAGACTTACCGAATACTGGAATGACGAGAGTGGTGTATACCCTACTGATGCTACCACTGTTGCTAAAGTAGTTGCGTTCTTTGCCAAGTCACTATCATCAGCCGTGTCTGATGTACTGTTCCGAAACAAAGACAACCACTATCTTCGCGTTTCACAAATGGGTAAGCCTCTTATTGTACTCTGTTTAAACAAGATTGGGTACGAAGACCAAGACGAACCCAACTTCAAGATGCGCTGGATATTCCTTTTAGGTCACGTATTTGAGGCATACCTCATGTGTGTGATACACCTCCTAGGGTACGATATACACTCCGCGCAGGATGAGATTGACTTTGGCGGCGTACTTGGTCACATCGATTTCATGGTTGATGAAGTCGTTGTTGAAGTAAAAACGATGTCAGATAGGTACTTTACTGATTTTTGCCGCAAGCAGAATGATGACCGTGGCTATCTGACACAACTGCACTGTTACTGTGCGGCAAAGAAAACGAAACGCGGTGTTTTTCTTGTCATCAATAAATCAACCAACGAACTGCGCGAGATACCACTCATATGGGATGACCGTTACATTACCCGCGCTCGTTCTGTTATTCAACATTACGATGCATGTACTGACATAGATTACATCATTGACAATTTAAACGCTCCAGAGGGTGTTCCCGAAAAGAGAGGTCACACCCTAACTGGTAAATTTCTTGTACCTCCAAACATGAGATATTCTAAATTCAAAGATGCTTTCTATGAGTGTAACGGTCAATATCTCGTGACATATAAACCTAATTGGTATAGGAGTTTTGAATGAAGACAACAAAGAAGAGAGGTTGGATGGACGACGATGAATATTTACAACGACTAGCTGACAGACTTAAAGCCAATGTATACAGACAAGAAAAACTCGCCGCTTTACAACGACTAGCTGACAGATTTATACCAGTTATCGATACCCCTCCTATGGCAACAACTAAAATTGAGGTGATTACTAGTGATGATTCTGGTAAAATAGTCTCCGACGCATACCGCGCTGCTGCTTTTGAACAGTTTAATGTTGAAACTAACTTCGGTACTAAAATCACCACATCTCAGACAGATTACAGAACTAGAAAAAACGGTGTTACTTACCACTTCCGCAAAGACCCTATCAATGGAGATTGGTATCTATTTGTGGATGGTATAAAGTATACACGGAACAGAACGTTGAACCTTCCACACTTTGAAGACGCTCTAACTATTGCAGTTGCTGCCGTACATTCAAACGTTTCTGTCGTACATTCAAACTTTGTGAAACAGTACAGCATAGATGTGCACGTTGGTGACATTACGTTTCAATTTATAATGCCTACGAAATTCAATGAAGTATCATGTTTTGTGCTCATCAACTGCGACGTAATACCACTTCCTGAAATAGAGTTGACGCAGAAGGATTACGGTGATATCCTTTATATAGAGCTAAAAAATAAGCTCAAGATTTTTTGGGAATCTTGCGGTTTGACTTTCTACGCACCTCCTAACCAACCTATCCAAATCCTCAACCCTGTCGTGATTAAAACAACCAAAGACTATAACATGTCTAACTACAGATTACGCAACGCAGACAAACTCCTTATCGAAGTTCTCGATAGTGGTAACACTAATGTTGCACTCCTCCTTGGAAAACCGGGAACTGGCAAGACTTTCTTCACAGACTGTTACTCTAAGTGGGTTGGTGCTGAGTACATGTACGCACTTTGTCACGACGGCACTAACGCTGAAGACCTTTTCTACAGCGTCAATGTCGGTAAAGCGGTATTGCGCGAAGGTAAAGTCAGCGAAGAAATCTACCAAGCTGGACTACTTTTACGTGCTGTTCGCGCATCGCAGAAACACAAAGTCGTGTTATGTGTCGACGAGATTGACAAAGCCAGCAAGCGAACTGAGAATCTATTCTTAGACTTTGCTGAAACCTATCGCGTCCCTTTCCTTGAAACTCAAGAAGTTGGTGTAAAAGAAAACATCACGCTTTTCTTTACGAGCAATGGTTATCGCCCACACAGCGAAGCGTTTTTGCGTCGTTGCTACCGCCACCACTTCGACTTCCTTCCACGCGACGTTGAGATTTCTCTCATTGGTGGTACTTATGCTGAGAAGATTGTAGACGCGCTTGCAGCTATTCGCAAAGATGGTGCATCTTCTCCGTCTATCAAGGAGGGTATGCTGTTTGCTCATAACCTTCAGTTTGCCAATACAAAGGCGGATGTCGAACTTCTGTTCTTTGCACACCTATGCAAAGAAGAAGAAGATTTTGAAGTGTTAAGGAAGGGTAACTTTGCCGACAAGTTTGTTAAACCTAGGTATCAAAAAATTGATGGTTACATCAAGGAGCCGTTCTAATGAAATACTTTTACTCGAAACTAGATTTGTTTGGCAGCAGTTGGGTGGAGTGTAGCCAGCCAGATTGGTGGTTTTGTAAGCACGACGGCATACCTACGCGCCAACTTGCTGATGACGAAGAGCTACTAGAAGCTATAGAAGAAGAATTGTCTGATACCCCACTAAAGGATGCGCTTCTAGATAAACTGCGCGACTCTGCTCCAGCAATTGTCAGCATACTTGCTGACGAACTCATTGAAGAAGAAGACTTACAAGTAACTCCAGAGGAGGTGCAGTATTACGTTGACGAAGAACTTATCAACCCTGACTATGACGAGCTTGAGTTTGAAGACGGAGAAGCTGTTACTTCTGATGGTGTTCTAGGCTCACCTGTTGCTAACTCTTCTACAAACATTAACAAGTGGTTTCCTAATGCTGCCATTACAACTACTGTTAGTGGAAAAGCTAGCACCGATGACGTAAAGAAAATCACGCAAGCAATATACACCCTCATGGAGGGAGGTATGCAGTATGAAAGTGATGAGTTAGATGGTGGCAAATTCATCAAACGTTTAGAAACTTCGCGTAATGTAACCACGCAAGTTAACAAGAGTACGCGCGCAAATCCTTCTATACTATTCTTGCCTGACTTTTCACCGTCTTGTAGCAGCTACGCACAACTTTACAACACCCTCCTAAGTGGTGTTAGTACTATTCGCGACGACTTCAACGTCATTAGCGCACCGCACTATAACGGACTACCTAATTGGTTTGTCATTAATGGTAAGAAGTCTACCAAACAAATGGTAATGTTTGAGAATGACTACATAAGAGAAGACAGCGATGGTGATTTTTGTAGTAACACACGTGCTGATAACAACTCTGTCGCGCAAGATTTCTACTTTAAGCAAATTGCTAAAGTTGTGTTAGATAACAACGTCACAACTGTAGTCATTGCCGCCGACATGGATGGTACTTGGTTGTTCAAGCTATTACTGCTTTATGAACAAGTCGAGCGCGTCATTTGGGTTGATGGTTCATACTGGGATTCAGAAGGTGAAATCACTGACAAAACGGCAGAGTTGTGCTATCGTCTGTTCACGAAAAACGCCGAGCGCCAAATCGCCAAAAGTAAGCTGTCTTACTGGAGTGGCGTGAAGACTGTAAAAGAATTTGTACGTGTATTTGAAAGGAGCAACTCATGGTAATGCAACATTGGAAGATTTTCAATTTCGGAGAAAAGGAACTACCCCATGATTTTATTTTCGACAGTTACGAATACGCTAGACTTGGACGTATCGAGCTATACAAAGAAGGGTATAGTAACCTGTACATTGATGAACTGTCCGACACGGTAAAAGACTTGGCGA